ATAGTGCGCACAGCGTCCGCAGGCTCCGGCAGTGCGATGGGCTCGACGGCTTGCCCAAGCGGTGCAAAAGCGACAGCGCCTGCCGTGATCGGAGCAGCCAACGCAGCCGCCACGCCGCGCATGGTCGCGAGCGGCAGGCTGGCTGCGCGCTCGATACCAAGCTGTAATCCGCCCATCAGGTGGCCGCCAATCTCGGCAAAGACGCGGCTGGGCGAGCGGATTCCGAGCGCACCGCGCACGCTGTCGGCGATGCCGCTGGCGATGCTGGAGACAGCCTCTTTCAGCGCCGTCCAGCGTGCGCGCAAGCCCGCCATCAGGCCATCGATAATCTGTCCGCCGATGGCGAGCATTTTGCCCGGTATAGCGCTGATCCACTCCCAGGCCTTTACAAACGCCTCCTTGACGGCTTGCCATGCCATCGCCAGCTTAGGGCCGATGACATCCCAGTTGCGCCAGACGAGATACGCCGCTGCCGCGATGGCGGCGAGTATCAGGCCGACGGGAGTGAGCAAGAGTGCGCGGCCAAGCGTGAGGATGGCGCGCGCAGCCGCACCGGCTGCGCTGGCGATGGCCGAGCCGACCGACGCGGCGATGCCGATGAGCTTGCCGCCCCACACGGAAAGCGTCTGCCACGCCATCGCAAGACGCATCCAGACGCCGGCGACGATGGAGCGGATGCGTGCGCCCAGCGTGCGCGCTGCCTCGCCAGCCTTGCCCGGCGCGCCGCCTTTTCCGACCGCTCCGCCGATGTCGGGCAGTGCACCGCCCAAGCCGCCGCCGGGCATGTTGACTACCCACACCTTTTGCACGCCCGACATGCCAGATAGCACGTCGCCAACCACGCCGCCGGTGGTCATGGGGCCGCGGCCTTTGAGCAGGCCGCCGATCTTGCCGCCCATGCTGATCAGCCTGGCAAAGCCGGACAGCGCCATCGATGCCGCCTTGAGCGCAATGGCCGCTCCAGCGATGCCAACCAGCGCGGTGGCGATCAAGCTTGCAGCCTTTGGGTATTCGTTCATGACCGCCAGCAGACTGGAGAGCTTGTCGATCAGGTCATCCAGCCACGGCATGGGCGTGGTTTCGAGTTGGATGCGAAACTGCTTCCAGCGCTCGGCGGTGGTGTTCATAATCCGCCCGAAGTTGCCCTCGATGACGCCGTTGGCGGCGTTGATATCGCTCACTAAGCGCTTGTAATCCTCGGTAAAGAGCATCATTGGCTTGATGAAGTTCTGCACCTGCATGTCGCCAAAGAGCTCGCCGAGCTTTAATTCGTCGCCTCCTGTAGCTTTTTCGATCGCTTTGAGCGTGACCAGGAAAGGGTCGAGCCCGCGCTCGCGCGCGCCCTTGATCAAGCGCGGCAAATCGACGCCGAACTTCTCAAAGTTTTTTTGCACATCGGGCGCGGCAAGCTTGGCCAAAAAGTTTTGCAGGTTGTTGGCGGCTTCCGATGCGTCGCCCGCGCCGCGACGGGCGATCTGCAAGGCCGCTCCCAGCCGAGAGACGTTCTCCAGCCCGGTGAGTTTGAGCGCTCCCATGCTTGCGCCGAGCCTGGCGAACTCGCGCGCCATGTCTTTGAGCTCGAACTGCCCGCTTTGCCCCGCCACGGTCAGCCGCTCAAAGGCGGCCTGCATTTCATCTACCGGCACCCGGAGGTTGCTGGCAAGCGCATAGGCGGTCTGCGCAAGATCGCCCATGTTGGCCTGGGTGGCGGTGGCTACTTTGCCTAGTATCGGCGTGATGTCGAGCGCTTTTTGCCACTCAAGTCCGGCGGCGATGAGCTGCTCGTTGGCCGTGAGCAGATCAGCCTTGAACTGGTTGGTCGCGCGGCTGGCGACCGTGATACGTTCAGAGAGCGCCTTGAGGTCTTTATCCGACATGCTGGCGGTGTTGCCCAGCGCGGCCAGGCGATGCTCCACACTCACGGCGCTGCGGATGTAGCTTTCCATGCCAAAGCCGGTGGTGAGCTGCCCCGCTGCGGCAATCTGCGCGGATGCTGTGGCCCAGCGCGATGTAGCATCCGACACCCCGCGCAGCGCATCGGCGGTGCGCCGGGCGACCCCCTGCACACCCTTGAGCCGCTCTTGCAGGCCGCCCAAGGCGTTTTGCGCCCCGCGCAAGGGAGCGCTAAACTGGTCCTTGAGCGTGAGCAGCGCGGCAATAGTCAGGGTTGCCGACATGGTGCATTTCCCGCTTTCCTATACCCAGATCGCGCCGCGCGCGCGGATGACGCGCTCGGCGCGCCGCACCCACTCGGCAAACTCGGCAAGCTCCATCTCTCGCCCCACATCGGGCGGCCAGTGGTAGGCCAAGGCCAGGAGCTCCAGGCCGTCCATGGGGGCAATCACGCGTTTCCCAGCATCTCGGCCACGGCTTTGCTGGCGGCGGCGAAGTCCGCGGCATCCAGCTCGCGGATGGTCTCCGGCGGCAGCTCGGACAGGTTGGCAATGAGCGCCACGGTCTTGGCCGTCTCGCCCGCGATCTTGTCGATCGCCTCGAGGTCGCGCACCTTGGGGCGGCGCAGCGTGAGCACGCCGATCTTCGCGCCGTTGATCTCGATGGGTTCGCGCAGGGTCAGAGTGGTCATGGCTTACACCTCCTTCTTGGCGCGTTTGGACGGGGTTTGCACGGGCGGCGCGGGCGGCGCGGGCGGCGCGGGCGCAGGCGCGGGCTCGACATAGGCGATCGCATGCCCGGATTGGATGAGACGCTCAGCGACCGCATCGGGCAGGTTGAGCACCACGCCCTCGCGCAGCAGGTAGCCAAAGGCAGCGGCGGTGGTCTTGGGCAGGATCAGCATCTCACACCCCCAGCGCCGCGCGCATCGATTGCAGTTGGTCGGTGCCGTTGATGACGGCCACCAAGTTTATCGGGTCGATCTCGTGCACGGTGCGCCCGTCCACGTCCATCTTGTAGTAGTGGATCATGGCGTTGACCTTCAGGTCGGAGGCTTCGGTCGGCTTCC